CGCCTTGTAGACCGCTGTGACGCCGCCGAAGTAGGGCGCACCGGCCAGCAGTGACCAACTCAGCGCCTCCATGCCGATGAACCGGCACCAGGCGCCCGTGAGAGTGTTCATCACCCACTGGCGATAGGTGCCATCCTCCTGGGGCGCGTTGATGATGAGGCGCGTGCCGGCCGGATAGATCATCATCTCCCAGCCGAACGTGCTGCCCGCCGCCGACACCTGCTCGCCCAGCACGCGGTTGATCTTGTCGGTGATGGAAACGTTCCCGGCCTGCGACAGGTCCACGGCCACGATCTGGCGCAGCGACACCACGCCGCCGTCCGTCAGCACGATGGCATCGCCGCCGAAGCGCGCCACGGCCCGGCGGTTCACGGGCCGGCCAATGCGGTAGACGCCCGCAAGCTGCCACGTGTTGGCGCTGGACGGGTCTGTGCCGACATAGGCCGCCACCTCGCCCTCGGTGCTGATGAAACACAGCACGTCGTCCAGGCCCTGCGTGTTCTGGAAGCTGATCGGCACGATGGCCGCCAGATTGCCGCCGAGCGACCACACGTAACCGAGATCGAGCGCCGTGGCCGCGCCGCTGATGGCGCCGGTGCCGAGATACCACGCCTTCGTGCTGGCATTCTCACCGAACCAAAGGCGCGTCTTGTGCGAGGCCACAGTCACCAGATTGGCCGCCGTGGCGCCGGTGATAGTCTGCGTCGCCCAAGCGCTGCCGTTGTAGGTGCGCACACCATCCGCGCCGTTCACAGCCACCAGGAAGTCGCCACCGAGCGTCGAAAACTGCACTGTCTGCCAGCGCGCGTTCGTCAGGCTTGACACCACCGCCGCGCCGACAGTCCCGGCCGTCGTGACGTCGTAGATGGCCGTGCCGGCGGCTGCGAACAGCTTAGCCGTGCCGTTCGGGGCGGCGTAGTCAAACACGCTTTCAACCGGCGCGGCAAAGCCGGTGACGTGCGCGCCGTAGCCGCGGCGCAGCTCCACGAACGACGCATGCGGGAAGTAGTTGTCCAGGATCAGCGCGTCGGTCGGCCCCAGCGCGGCGATGGCGTCGCGGAAATTGAGGCCGGCCACGGGCGCGGGCAGGCTTGCAAAGCGCGCGGTGGGCCGGCGGCTGCGGTTGGGACGGAGCGCCTGGCGCATCACACCACCCAGTTCCCTTCCGGCACCGTTGGATAGCGCGGCGCGCCGTAGTCCAGTTCCCGGCCCAGCCGTGCCGTCCGGCGCACGCCGTCGCGGGCCATGGCCTGCAGCACCTGCTCCTCGTAGGTCGTCATGTCCTCGGCGTAGTCCAGGCCGCGCGACTGCTTGAAGCGCCACACCAGCCCCAGCGTGGTCAGCTCCTCGTCCAGCAGGCCGGTGTCGGTGTCAGCCGCCCAGGCCGATTGGCCGGTACCACCTGCGCTTTGGCACCACTGGCTGCTGACGTATTCGTAAGCGTAGGTCTCGCCGGCCGTGGGCACCGGATACAGCTCGATCTGGCCGGCACGCATCTGGAAGGCGCTGTAGATCGGCACCGCCGACGACGCCACCAGCCCCTGCCATTCTTCGGGAGTCAGCGGTCCCTGCACCAGCAAACGGCGCGTCCGGTTCCAGAAGGTGCCCGACACCATGCGGTCGAAGTCGGACGGCACGGCACCCGTCTGCACCGTCTGCGCCACCGTCGTGAACGTCTGCTGCTTGCGCAGGGCCGTCCACGTCCAGCGGCGCGCCAGCGCCCGGCCCTCGCGCTGGGCCAGAGACAGCATCGTGCGCGCCGTCTGGTCCGCGCCAGCGATCACGCTGGTGGGCCGAGGCACGCCGATGATGTCGCAGGCCGCTTGCGCGAGGTTCAGGAGCGTCATCAGGCGGCTTTCTCTGCGTCGGCCTCAGCGCCAACCTTGCGCGGGCGCCCAGGGCCACGGCGCGGCTCTTCGCCGGCCAGGCGGGCCAACGCGGCACGCGCCTCGGCCAGTTCCGCCTCCATCGTCTCCAGCCTGCGATCGCGCTCGGCCATCTGCACCTCAATCGCGGCCGAATTGGCCTTGTTGGCGACGTAGGTGCGGGCCTTGTCGCGAAGCTGGCGCATGTCGGGCAGCCGCACGCGGCCAAGCTGGCCATCGGTAATCTCGGCCACGTCCTCGATGGTGCGATACTGGGCGGCGCGGAACGCCTCCACCTGCACCTTCGTCAGCGCCGGCCATGCATCGAGCGGCGTGCCTTCGAGCGGCGTCTCCTGGCCGGTTTTCCAGGCCTCATAGGCGCCACGGATGCCCAGCCACACCGGGTTCTCTTCCGGGGCGCCGCCTTCGCCACCGGCCCGCATAGGCTTGGAAATGCGAGAAATCTTGTCTTCGTTCGTGGCATAGGTCAGGTCGCCGCGGCGCGCCCAGCGCACCCAGTCCACCGCACGCATGTTGCCGGGGTTTTCGCGATCCGGCTCGTAGTCGCGCCAGAACTCAAGCGCCACGACCGTAGGCCGGCGGTTCTCCGCCGGGCTTGGAGTGTCAAGAAGCATTGCGTTTCCTTGGAAAGAGAAAAGGCGGCGGGCTTGTCACCCGCCGCCTTCAAGATCAGAGCGTGGCGCCCACGCTCGGGTAGTTCAGCACCGCCGCCGCGGAGCCCTGCGAGGCCGCGCGGGCAGACGACAGGGTGATGCCGTCCACCGCCATCGAACCGGCGGTGCCGTCATCGTCCAGCGCGCCGGCGGTGGCCGTGGTGTTGAGCCGCGCGTTGGCGGCGCAGGACGCCAGCACCTGCAGGTTGGCCGGCCCCTTGATCTGGACCCAGCCATAGGAGCCGCTGGCGATGTCGGCCGCCGCTACGCCCACCAAATCGCCACGTGCGTCGTTTGCGGTGGACAGGTGCGCCGCCGAGTAGGCGGCGGTGTAGCGGCAGGCATAGGTGGAAGTGATGGCCGCGCCGGCCAGCACGAACACATACTCCTTGCCGTCGTGGTTGAAGGGGCGGGCGCCCACCGAGAAGCCCTTGCCCTCGGAGGCAAGCTGGTCGGAGGTGAACGTCGCGGAGACGTCCGCACCAATGAGAGTCGGCATGTGCCCGTCTCCTTACGATTCGTCGATGAGAATGCCCTGCAGGGCACGATTAGAGGCCACCAACTGGCCCTGCCAGATCACCGGGATCACCACGGCGTCCTGGTTCACGCTCACCTTCTCGTCCAACTGCTTCCAGTTGGCTTCGCGGTGCGCCACCAGTTCCAGGTAGTCGGTGTTCAGGAAGTACATCCGCTCGCCGGTCGTCGCGAAGTTGGCGTTGTCGTCGTAGATGACATCCGCGTTCACGAACTTGAGCGACTGGAAGCCAGCGGTGGCGCTGTCAGCCGACGCATACCGCTGGAGGTCCTGCAGGCTTTCCCAGAAAGCCGAGAAAAAGTCGTGCGTGGACACGATCAGGTCTGGCCGATCGGCGCCGCGCACCAGCGACAGGTAGAGCGCGTTCATCTCGCCCTTGATCGTGGACTTGGACCACGTGTTGGTGCCGGCCGCCTCGCGGTATTTGTTTCGCCAGAAGGTGTAGGTGGCGGAGTTGATGCCGCCGACGGTGCCCTGGCCGTTGGTCTGGATGAGGTGCGCAAGGCCACCCATCTGGTTGGTCAGCGCGCCGTTGGAGTAGAGGTCTAGCGACATGTAGTTGGCCGCCGTCCGCATGGCGTTCTTCACGCGGGCTTCGGACAGGTCGATGATCTGCTCGCGGCCGTTGTTCACGCGCAGCTCGTAGCCGCTGGCCGTGATGTGGACGGCCGCCTGAACCCAGTTGAACTTGGCGGCGGACAAAACGTCAGATGCGCTCACGTTGAGCGTGTCATATCCTTGATATCGCTGGTAGGTCTGGTTTTCGGCATAGTCGAGCGGGCGCACGATCTCGTAGCCGCCGGACACGGTCTTGACCTTGCCCTTCCGCTTCATCCAGCGGTAGAGCGCGTTGTTGGCCGAGACGTTGTCAGCGATCTCGGACGGGTGATTACGGAGGGTCGTCGTCACCATTTCGGTGAACGTGCTGCTGGGGGACGGCATGTGCCGCGTCTCCTAGAGTGGGGTGGGGCCTAGGCCGCGTGAATCGCGTCGAACGTGGCTTCCATGGTTTCCCGAATGGACTTCGGCATGCTCGGGGTCGTGCCGGGGCTGGTGCGGACGTTGATGACGCCAGCGCGCTGCGCCTGTCGGGCGCGTTGGGCTCGCTCGGCATTTTTGGCCTTCTGCTGCTCCTCCAGGAGTGCAGCCCGCGTCTGCGGGTGTGCCCAGGTGGCCTTCTCGTAGGCGTCCTTCAGTGTCTCGGCCCGGCCTTCCCGCAGGAGCAGCGCCATGTCGGCATACACGGTGCCGACGTGGGGGTTGTCCCGGCTGAAGGTGTCCAATTCGGTGGCGGCTTCCTGCTGCGCGCGCGCCCAGACCATCTGCTGCTGGGCGATTTGCTGCTGCTGTTGCGCCGACACGTGCGACTTGATCGTGGCCAGCTCATTTCGTAGCGCCTCGACCTGCGGATCCACCCACTCCTGCGGCTGTTGCTGCTGCTGCAATGCCTGCGGCGGGTTGCGCGGGTCGTAGACGGCCAGGCCGTAGCGTTGCGCGAGCCAGGACAGCGTATTGGCCGGCTGCGTCTCCAGTTGGACGTAGGTGTTCAGCAAGCCCTGAAGGCCCACTGAAGGATCTACACCCTTCTGTCGAAACACGGGTTCATACTGCTGCACCAGCGACCGCACCGGGTCGGACTGGGTGAGCGTCGCCTGGATCTGCTGTTCCCGCGCCACGATGCTTTGTTGCACCGTGCGCGGGAGGCGGTTCCAATCGACGCTGGGGGCGTTCCAGCCTTCGGGCGGTGCGATCTTGTCCGCTGCCGCCGTCTGCCTGGGCGCAAACTTGCCATCCAAGGCGCGCTGCTGCGCTTCCTTGTCCATCTCCGGGCCGCCATTGTGGCCCATGCCCGGGTTGTCGTCGTCGCGATCCTGGGCGGCGTCAAACACCGCCTCCATGGTCTCGCGGATTGAGGGTTCAGGCGCCGACGAGGCGTCCGCAATGGGCGCGGACTGCTGCTCGCCGCCGGCAGCGCCAGCGTCGGTGACAGTCTCAGACATGCAGTCTCCTTAGGGCTTGTCGCGGACGATGCCGCGGTCGGCACGCCAATCCGCCACCCAGGCCGGTTCAACCGGCGGGCTGCGGCGGAACTCGCTCGGGTCCACTTCCCGCACGCTGTGCCGCTTCATTTCCTCGCGGCGCGCGGCGCGGCCTTCGACCCATCCGGTGCCGAGCGGCGACTTGTAGGCCGGCAGGTCGCTCTGAATCATCGGCGCGGCAGAGGTGCGGCTCGGCGCCGGCTCCACCCAGGCGTCGCCATTCCACACGTAGCGGGTCATCAGTTGGTCATCCCCGCCATGCGGTCCATTTCCCGGGCCTGACGCGCCTGCATGTCGGCGGCAATGCGCTCGCGTTCGATGTCGCGCTTCATGGCCATCTCGGCGGCGTGCCGCTGGTTCTCGGCGGCGATGCGCATCTGTTCGGCCTGGAGCATGGCCTGCGCCCGCACCTGCTCGGCCTGCACCGATGCCTGCGCGCGAAGCTGCTCGCCCTGCAGCGAGGCCTGTACTTTCATCTGCGCGTCTTGCTGTGCCTGTGCGGCTTCCTGCTGCGCCTGCTGCTGCGCGGCGGCCTGTGCGTCGGCCTGCGGCGGTGCGCCAGGCGCCTCCGGCTGCGGCTGGCCGATGCTGTCGATGGCGTCCTGCACCGCGCGGCCCAGCTTGAAGCTGCGTGCGAAGCTCTGCAGCATCGTGCGGGCCACTTCCACGGGCAGCGCACCGGCTTGCACCGCCGGACCCACCGCCTGCATGAATTGGCCAAAGCCCGCAATGAAGCCGCTGGCGTTCTGCTGCGCGCGGGCCACGTCGGCCTGGATGGTGCTGTCCGTCTCGATGTCCACGCGATAGGTGCGCATGGCGTCATTCCGCAGCAGCGCCATCACTTGATCGTCCACCGGGATGCCGGACGCGGCCATGAGGCTCTGCGGCTCAAACTTCTCCGCGATGATCTCGGCCTGCAGGCGCAACAGGTCGCGCGCGAACCGCTGCACCTCGGCCTGCAGGCGCTGGATGCGCAGCGAGCCCCACTGCGACTTGATGCTCTGTGCCGTCGCCGTCTCGCTGGCTTGGCTGGCGCCACGCAAAATGTCGCTGATGCCGGTGACTTCGTAGATGCTGGCCTTGATCTGCTCACGCGCGGCGTAGAGCTGCTGCAGCACGCCAGCCGCCTGCTCGATCGGCATCATCCAGAAGGCTTTTTCGAGCCCGCCCGCGCCGGCCGCGAAGGCGCCCGGGTTGTCCATCGGCGCAAACTCGCCATCCGCCAGCTTCTCGAACTTAACCAGGAAGTCGCCCAGCGTCGGGTCGCTGTAAGCGCCGCGCCATCGCAGGGCCGCGGTCAGCGAGGCGATCCGGCGCGTCACGCGGTCGAGTTCGTCGGCCAGATCCTTGTAAAGCCGATAAGGCTCAACCGGCGTCAGGCTGTCAGGCGTGTCGATGGCGTAGAGCGGCGCCGGAATGGGCCAAAAATCCACCAGCCCCAGCGGGTCGTCATCCTCGCGCAGCGGTGCGTCGCGGTAGGCCGGCGCGATGAACAGGACGCGGCGGCGTTCCTTGTCCCAAATCTCCCAAACGGTGGCGCGCTGGAAAAT